TGTAGATATCGATTTAGGTTTTGGTGTATGGTTACGCAAACAACGAATTCGTTTGTATGGTATGGATACGCCAGAAAGTCGCACAAGAGACTTAGAAGAAAAACACTACGGAAATCTATCAAAGAACTTTATCAAAGACAGACTACCAGTAGGAACTGTGTTTAAGATTAGAACAGAGAAAGATGCTAAAGGTAAGTTTGGACGTATTCTAGGAATACTACTAGACAGTAACGATATCTCATTAAACGATACTATGATTGCACAAGGATATGCAGTACCATATCACGGACAGTCTAAAGAAGATATTGAAGCAGAGCATTTAAATAACAGAGTACGCTTGACCGAAGCAGGTCTTGGATACGATTTTAACTTGGATAAATAGTAATATGGCACACTTAATGGAAGACATGAACAATAGAATAGTTAGTCTCATTCGAAAGAGTGATGATAAAGTCTTTCCTGCTGAAGTGAGAGCAATTCCTAATAGATTTCTTGAAAGTATGGTAGGTGAGACTATCACACTAGCATGGCAAGATAGTGAGGATAACTTTACAAACAAGAGTATAGTTTTAACTTATGATGAGAATTCTCGTTGGGACTGGGAAAATGATACGTTTAAATGTACATTTGCTATTCCTGATCCACAACAAGAAGTTGCAGAGCAGACACCTAGAGGGGTGTCACCTATTGCCGTAAAGGGTTCTGCAACACCAATATTAACCACTAAATAAGGAGTAAGTATGACAAACTGGATTAAAAACAGATTGGCAGAACGTACATCATTAGATGGACTTGCAATTATCGCAGTATCAGTAGTAGTTCTAGTGTTAGGACCACTTGCAGACCTCGCCGCATATGCCGGACTTGCATATGGAGCATGGACCATCTGGAAAGCAGAATAAACCCCTACACACCCAGTATCTAAGAAAAAAGCGGCATTTTTGCCGTTTTTTTTTGTCTTTTTTGTGGATTTCCCTTGACATTTACCAATTGATACGTTATAATGACTATGTAAGATAAGAAAAGAGGTTATATTATGAGAATTAAAGGTGCAATGTCAGTCTTAAATAAACGATGTGAATTCTTTGGGTTCACACTAGAACAGTTAATTGAGTTTATTGAGAAAAATCCTATGGCACAAGACTTGAAAACTCTTGAGGCATACAAAGTTTACAAAAAGGAGAATGTGTAATGTTAGCATATTGTGATAAAATCGCTGATGTAGTTCGTAAAGCACTATTGAAGTATGATCCCGATAATATTATCGGATTGATTGACCCTATCAAATGGGACTTACATCCCACTGAGGGATACTTTGTTTCTACCAAAAAGACTATCGACATGTGCGATATGAATGGTAAGAAATACCGTATTACTGTCGAGGAGATTTAGAATGAGTGACTACATCGCCTGCCGGATTGCACAACTGTTTATTATAGTTGTTTTTATAATGGGTGTTATGGCATTTATTGAAGATTTTACTTGACAACTCTAAAAAAGTGTGTTACTATAATACAATAAGAAAAGGAGTTATATTATGAATAATGTGAAAAATAAAATCCCAGAAATATGTGGGTGGATTGGAATGATCCTAATACATGGAGCGACTGCTCCAACATCAATTTCAGTACTGATGGGTTGGTCAACCAATCTACCACCACTGAACTTCATACTACTAGTATGGTTAGGACTGTTCTTGTTCCTAGTACGAGCAATCTATGCTAAAGATGCACTCTATATTGTATCTAATGCAATTGGATTCGCACTAAACTCTCTGTTGTTATCTTTAATCGCATTTCAGTGAGAAAGTGCTTGACATTCAACATAGAATGTGTTATATTAATGACTGTAATGAGGAGAATATATAATGTCTGTAGATGATATCAAAATGAAAGAACTTCTTGACGAGGTAGTTGTTACTATCGCTGACAAGAAATTGAAGCAGAAGGTCGATATTGAGCGTGACCGTCTTGCTAATGAAATCCAGCAGTTCGAAGCATGGATTGAAGAAGAGGCGGCGAAGTTTCAATATCAACGCGAAGTCGAGATGGGGTATTAATTATGTACACATGTGCTAAATGTAAAGGTAACAACTATGCGGCAGATGAGTTCTCTTGCTATTCTTGTTTTACATGCATTGATTGTGGTGGGTGTGATTGTGACCCGTATCCTGAACAAGACATACCAGAAGCACAAGAGATGATTGAAAATGAACAAGGGTTTATGGATTTAGATTACGGGCAACAAAAAATCTAATGGAGACTGTTATGGAACGCAAATTGAAAGTAGTTGATATTATTGCTAAGACAATTGACCAGATTATGTTAGATGGTGAATTTGTTGGTAACTCTAATACTGGTTACCGAGGTGACGCTCCAGGAATTCGGTCAACTAAAGATAAGATTGTCGAATACTATAACACTCCAGCGCAGAAGCAGTTCAACGATGATGTATGGAAAGAAACATTCAATGTATATTCTTACTTTCAGACTTTAGTTCCTAAAGAGACTGAGAGTGAGTTTCTACATAAGTTGGTTGCTATCTGTCAGAATGAAGAAGTTGACATGAAAGACTTAGGTTATGTTGTCGCTTCTGTTCCCACTTATCGTAACAAGAAAAAGAAAGAAGATATTGAAAGTGAATATGCTAATAGTACTTATGTTGGTATAGTAGGTAAGCGACAAAACTTCTTTATTAAGTTTTTGTCAAAGAAGTTCATTCCTGCCGCCGACTGCTATCTATATACATTTGTTGATAGACATAAAAATCTCATTAAAGCGTGGGTTTCTATTGAGAAAGATGAGCAGTACAATTTTGTTGAAGGTGATTGTATTGACCTGGATGCATATGTGAACAAACACGAGGCAAATAAATATAACGCATTGCGCGAAACAGTTATCAACAGAATTAAAATTATTGAAAATAAAGGACAAGCATAATGAATATAGGTGTATGGACTAAACCACAGTGTCCGTATTGTGATATGGCAAAACAATTACTCAACCAAAAAGGTCTAGAGTATACTGCAGTAACACTAGGTGAAGAATTTACGCGAGATGATGTAGTGGCGAAATTCCCCACAGCGCGAACTTTTCCTATAATTACTATTGACAATGAGTACATTGGAGGGTATAATGAACTCAAACGAAAACTTGAAGGAGAATAAGTATATGTATGATGAATTGATTAATGACTTGCGTGATGGTATCTGTAAAGTTACATTCACAAAGAAAGACGGCACAGAGCGTCTAATGAAATGCACATTGAGTGAGAAGTACATGCCGCATGTAGAGTTTACAAAAGAGACTAAAGCAGTCAAAGAACCAAGCAAAGAGGTCGTCAAATGTTGGGACCTAGATAAGCAAGCATGGCGCAGTTTTCGTGTCGATAGTGTGAAGATTGCATTCCTAGAACAGTACGCGGACAAAGCATAGCGTGATTAACATTGGATGGACCCCCTATGACCCAGGCATCGAAGATAGTTTCTGGCGTGATACAGTACTAGATAAACCAGAGAGATTGAATACAAAACCTCTTATTGATGGGGGTCTTAAATATTGTCCTGCGTTTAGAGACTTCTGGAAGAACACATTTGTTGTTCGAATGCCATTTGACATGTCGATTGTTAAGATAGGTCCTAGTCTGGTAATGGGTCCATCTAATAATATTCATGCAAATAAACTACCGGAATCATTTCTATCAATTGAAAGAGATGATACAGGCGTCAATGCTCAAGTTATGCTAAACAATATGTTTGTGAGTGATGTTCCACACACTATGATTGAGACACTACCTCCTATACTACATGGGTGTCGTGATGAGATAGTTTATTTAAATGGTAAGTTCGATTGTCATGCTTGGCAACGTCCACTACAGTTTGGATTCAGAATACCACAGGCAATAGTAGATGAAATGACACCTGAGAATGGAATTTCTCTTGACAAAGGTGAACCGGTAATGTATATTAGATTTAGTACTGTGAATGATGATACTGTTAAACTTCATCAGTTGAATGCTGAAGACGTTGAACAACTATCGCAGTATGTACACAGAAATACACAACTACCACGGTTTATGCATAGTTTCTCATTTAAAGAAATTATTAATCGTGTTAGAAATCGCAGACCTACGAAATTTCTAAGGACATTACATTATGGCGAAAGCAAAAAAAGTGACTGATGATACTCCATCTTGGTTGGATCAAAGACTAAAAGACCATTATGAAGAACATGGTAAATACGTTGGTCCTAAGATGGAACAAGTACTTCTCAAAGTTCGCGAAGATGGTACTAAGGTGTATATGATGCACACTGTAGACAAGGCGCACCGACTGTTTCCAGATGGTACTAAAGTCTATGAAAGCGAAAATACTCAATGGGTGATGCCTAATTCATCTCCTAGGAAACCAAAACGCCGAGATATACATACTATGATAGACAAAGAAATCTTCAAAGCAATAGATAGTCTAAAACATGCTAAGAAGAGAGTTGTTATTAAAACTGTTCGTGAAGCACTCGCTGATAATGAACATCTTCCAAAGAATGTAGGGTCTGCCGTAAGTAGACGTATTACGTTCTTATTGGAGGGAAGGTATCTAGAGTTGGAAAAGCAAACCAAAACTAGAACCGTACTTGTGAAAGGTAAGTATAAGTATGTCGGACAGTAATGTTATTCAGTTTCCAAAAGTAAGTAAGATTGATGCTGTCGATGTTGACACGGCGCAGAATATGATAGAAGATATGCGCCGTGTCAAAGCAGAAGAAATAAGCAATCATCTCGCAGAGAGTATTCTTGTTGCTGGTGCTAAAGAAATGGTAGCGCATGGTGTCAACGTAGAAGACCCAGAGTTTCTAAAAGACTATGCATTTGCATTAGAAGCATTGCGTAGTTGTCTGTTGCGCCACGGAAAGGTGCATCATGAATTTCAAGACCTGGTTGATAAATACTGCAAGTTTAATGTAATCAAAAATAGAGCAGGTGAAATTGCTCAAGTCGGTCTGACACTACTATTAGATGAATTAGAAGAAGATGATGAAGATTAATGCTTGACAAACGCATCAAAATGTGCGATAATAAGTATTAACAATGAGAGAGATATAATATGATTTTAGTTGATTTGAACCAAGTAATGATTTCTAATATGATGATGAACCTTCAAGGTGCTACATCTATTGATGAAAATCTAATCCGTCACATGGTATTTAATAGTCTACGCATGTACAAGCAGAAGTTTGGACAGAAGTATGGCGAGATGATTATCTGTTGTGATGATAAGAACTATTGGCGTAAAGAGGTATTCCCACACTATAAAGCATCTCGTAAAGGTGACCGAGAGAAGTCTCAGTATGACTGGAACGCAATCTTTACATGTCTGAATGGTGTGCGTGATGAGATACGCGAGAATGCGCCATACAAAGTCTTACAAGTAGAACATGCAGAAGCAGATGATATCATCGGCACAATCTGTCATGAGCATGGACAGCAATTAGGTGGCGACCCTATTCTTATTCTCTCTGGAGATAAAGACTTTCAACAGTTGCAAGAGTATAGCAATGTTGAGCAGTTCTCGCCTATCTTAAAGAAGTTTCTTAAATGCTCAGACCCTAGTGGGTATTTGCTTGAGCATATCATCAAAGGCGATAGAGGCGATGGCATCCCTAACATTCTATCACCTAGTGATGTATTCGTAACAGGTGGTCGGCAGAAACCTATTACTAAGAAGAAAATTGTCGAATTTCTTACAACTCCTCCTATTGATTATGCTAGATTTAAAGAAAATTCCATTCTTGTTGACCTCAAGCAAACTCCAAAAGATATGCAAACGACTATTTTAGAGCAACTAAATAGTTCTATGCAAGGTAGCAAGCGAAAATTGCTTGACTTGTTCATATCTAAGAGAATGAATTTATTAATAGAGTGTATTGAGGAATTTTAATGAAACTACTAGCAATGCATATTGCTGGACATGATGCCAATGTGACTTATTATGATGGTGAAAAAGTTCAGTACTGTAAGATTGAACGTATAGTGCAAAAAAAGCATTATGCCTATACTCAAGCAACTTCTGACTATTACAATTGGATTCAGGTCAAACAAGACTTACATTTCTTAAATATCGATTGGAACAACTTAGACACAGTATGCTTTAGTTATGCCGGTCGAAGAAGTGCTGATTGGGTGGATAAGTCTCAACCATTTCGCACCGATGACACATTAGTAGCAGAGGTAACACCAGAACAGTTTGACTATTGTTTTCCTAATTTAAATATAACTGCCAAGAAATATATTAGAGTAGACCATCATTATGCTCATCATCTATCCGCACGATTTCTGTACGGAGATGAGTATACCAGCGGTGTTGTTATAGATGGTGCTGGAGATTACTGGAATCACATCAGTGTATTCAAAGATGATAAAAAAATCATAAAATATGACTTTCAAAATATGTTTTCAATCGGTGAGTTATATACAAATTGGGGTAATCGCTCACTAGGCAAAGAATATGCGGATGTAGACGAACTAGCACAGATAAGTCAAGATACTGCTGGCAATGTAATGGGTCTTATGTCATATGGTAAGTTTAATGTTCCATTTGCAAAGAAAGTCGCAAATCTTCATCTAGAAGAATGCGTTGAGGCACTATTGAACGAACACGCTTTTGCTCGACAGTTCATGAACTCTCATCATCACTATCATGAAAAGACATGGCAATCGGCAAAACCTGCCGTTGCCGCATGGTGGTACGTTGACTACATGCACACATGTCAAGAAATACTAAGAGAAAAGATAAGAGATTTTTTTGCTAGACACTTTACTTCACAAGATAAAATTACATTCTCTGGTGGAGTAGCACACAATGTTCTCATAAATCAAACTCTAAACGACCATTTTGTTAATCTTGCTATACCTCCGTGTGTAGGTGATGAGGGATTGTCACTAGGTGCTATGAAATATCTAAGCACTCTGTATAATCTAGATTTATCATTTCCTACAGGTCAAGCGGCACAGATTACGCCATCTGTTATTCCAGATAAACACATTTCTATCATAGCACAAGAACTATGTAACGGAAAGATTGTAGCAACATGTTCAGGTGAAGGTGAGATAGGACCTAGAGCATTAGGTAATCGCTCACTATTATATCGCACCGATATGTTGAACGCACCAAAATACTTTAACTCTAGAGGTTTGAAGAGGCGTGAGTGGTGGCGTCCATATGGCATTAGTATATTAGAAGAAGATATGGAATCATACTTAAACACAACAACTCTATCTCCATATATGCTTCATGTTGCCAATCCAACTAGTTTAGGTAAAGATGTATTGTCTGGTGTTCTACATGTAGATAATACAGTGAGATATCAAACAGTGAATGAAAGCAATGGATGGTACTACAAACTGCTAGTAGAACTAAAGAACCTGACAGGACACGGTGTAGTTGTTAACACTTCACTAAACTGTCAAGGCGCGCCTTTGATTAACACACCTATTGAAGCACTCTCATTTCATCATCAGTATAAACCTGATGCATCTTTTATTGGAGATGAAATGTATGTTTCATAAACAGAAAGCATTTTATACACCAATATGGATTGATAAAGTAGAATTGGACGATAGTTTTCAAACTGCACTAATAGAAGATATTCAAAACTACATCAAAAACGATACCGGTGATAATTACAGAACAATGAAAGATGGTCGTAAAGGTTACTATAGTACTTCTATGACATATAGTAATTGCAAACTACAAAGTCTGAAGATGATAGTACAGACTATAGAAGAGAAAGTCATAACAGAAATTGATCCTGATGTATTTGTTGCAGATTTTGGATTAAATAGCAACGCGACAGGTACATATCAACCAATAGCAAATGATGCTACAGTTAAATACAACTGTATGTTTATCATAGATTGTGATGCTGATAAACCAGAGTTTAATGGTGAATATAGACTAATAAATCCTAATTCATATGCAAGTCCATTATATCATTCTTTACCTGTAAACAAATATCAATTGTTTGTATGGCCCGGACCTGTTTTCTTTGAGATGTTAACTTATTATGGTGAAACAGATAGACTTTCCTTACTACTAAATTTTGAAAGAAAGGGCAAGAAATAATGATTTTAAATTTAGAAGTTATGCAAGATGCATTACCTGGTGTTCTAATACATCCTTTTGGACCAGTAATCTATAAAACAGAGATTGAGAGTGATACTTTAGATAGATTGACAGAGTTATGTGAAAAATCACGCAACAACGATGATGTCCGTCCTACTCTTGCTGGCAATCTGAGTGATGAGAGACTACTCATTATTGATGATAAGACATCACAGGAAATAATCGACCACTGCGGTGTTTTACATGCGGCAATGTTTGGAAAAACTAAACGTCACCTAAGTCATTTCACAAGAAATATGTTGATAGATGGTATATGGGTAAATTATCAAAAGGCATTTGAATGGAATCCTCTACACAGTCATACCGGAGATATTAGTTTTGTTATATACATATCTAATCCAATCGACTATGATTTAGAAAGAAAGCATCCAACGCAAAGAACAAATACACCAACAGCAGGACATATTTCGTTTCGCTATGGTGAGAAGCACCCAATGAGTAGTCATACATTTATGCATAAACCGGTCGCCGGAGAGATTTTCTGCTTTCCATCGTGGTTAGAGCATCAAGTGTTTCCATTCACAACAGAAGGCATTGAGCGTATCAGCATCGCTGGTAACCTTAGCATACATAAATAGATAAAAGAGGATAACATGAGAAAGCACATACCAGAGATTTTGACTGAAGCAAATGACGCTCCTACTAAAGCGGAGCGAATTCGCATACTTCAGAACAATAACTTACGACCGCTACGCAATATTTTAGCACTGGCGTTTGACAAGAACATCACACTAGATGTACCTGATGGGGCGCCACCGTTCAAACGTGACGAAAGAGAACCTGTGGGTATGTCTAGCGCCTCATTGTATACCGAGAGTAGGCGCCTTGCTCGACTGCTACCTAGCGACCCTTTACAAAAGGTACGAAAAGAGATGATTTTTATTCAAATGCTAGAAGGTATTCACTTCAGCGAAGCGGATGCACTCATCAAAGCAAAAGATAAGAAACTTGAAGACTTATATCCAAACATCACAAGAGAGATTGTGCGTAAAGCATTTCCTACTCTATTGACTGATGTTCAACCAAATCAATTTAGCAAAAAAGATGAAGATG